TGGTGTCGTTACTAAAGTCAATCTTCTTAAATAACGGCGGTTTCTTAGGTTTATCCGATACCTGCTCTAGTACATCAGCGGCTTGCGCCCACTTTGACAACTGACTCCATACGTCTTGAACCTCACGACCTACTTCGACCGCTTTCTTGATACCGCCCCATACTGCCGATATGGTAGCTAAAGCAGTAATTGGGTCCATGATTACCTAGCTTTCAGCTCTTCAATCTCTGCTTTCAGCTCCTGAATCGCTTTAATCAAGGGGGCAATTAGCTCATCGTATCCAATCGACAAAACGTCATCGCCGCCATTAACTGAGTGATCCTGGTAGCCACCAAAATCAATGCCTTTGGCATTCATTACTGCTTTGACTTCTTGCGCGATCAGACCGTGATGGTAACGGCTGCGTTTGTTTGACCCATTGGGCGTAATGTTAGACAGATTGTTCTGCTGCCTCCACTGTTCCATCTTAGCGGCATATTCTTGTTGAGCCTCAGGCGTACCTTTAATGGGCTTCTCAGGGGCTGCTGTTTTATAAGTTTCTCTGTAATCCCATTTATAGTCAACGGGACGAAGGGACATGATGAAGTCAAGGCCAAGCTCGGTGTCACGAATATCTGCTTTGTCCCTTGCGTCGGAGCGATTCTGTACCGTTCCATAAACGTAAGTCGTGGTTGACGAATCACCAAGCTGAACCTGATTAGATCCAGTCACCGCAGTATTTGCACCTAGAGCAGAAGAGTTACTAATCCCTGTGTCATCTTTAAGTGCCTGGTGCCCAATAGCGGTATTGTTAGTAACATTCACAATAGAAGATAAGGCGTAATATCCAACAGCCACATTAGCGCCGCCTGTTGCATCAAAAAGTGCGGCTGTACCAAACGCTGTATTAAAACTACCGCTGACGTTATAAACCAAAGCAGAGGCACCAACAGCGGTGTTTGAAATGCCCGTTGATGTTAGAACTGCGGCATCAGTTCCAACGGCTGTGTTGTAGTTGGCGCTTGTGTTTGAATATAATGCATCCGCACCGATGGCAGTACAGTAATCTCCAGTTGTATTACTGGTCAGCGCCCTATGACCGACTGCAACATTTTCAAAACCGGTTGTGTTTGCATCAAGAGCTTGGTCGCCAATTGCTGTGTTTGTGGCGATATTCCCTGCCCCCGTACCAATATCTACAACATCAACCGTCAGGGTATTGGTTGTCTTGTTATACACAAGCCCAGAATCGCCACCCAAGTTAGTGCCGCCGTCATTAAACTGAATCTGGGTATCAGAGCCTGCCGCAGTAGCAGCCAGCGTAATCGAACCTGTTCCATTCGTAACAGAGATATTGTTTCCAGCGGTCAGCGTTGCCTTGGACAAGGTATTACCTGTGGTATTGCCGATAAGAAGCTGACCGTTAGTAAACGATGTTTGCCCCGTTCCACCTGATGTAACAGCAAGAGCGTTTCCGAGAGTTAAGGAGTCAATCCAGCTCAGGGCATGACCGACATCCGTTCCGTTGTTATACACAATGGCTTTTTTGCCGTTGGGAACCGTAACCCCAGTCTGCCCGGATACCTTGACCGTAACGTCGTAGCCGCCCACCGAGTTGTTAAACACCAAGTAAGGTTTGTTAATGGCTGGGACGATTACCGTACCGGCGGCGCTAAGTGTGGCTGTAATATCAAGCACTAACGCACGAAAGTCCTGAACAGCGTTGGTGTCGGTGTAACTAAGTGTGTAGCTGTTGGATGTAAAGTCGCCCGTTACTAATTCGGCACGACCGACAATGGCCTGCTCCAAGCCAGCGCCACCATCACCCAGGTTAATGTTTGTGGTGTTGCCCCAGGAGCCAGACTGCTCTCCGGTGCCGATTAACTCAATTTTTAAAGCAGACCATGATGAGGCCATAATTTACTCCGTAATTTCAGCCCATGAGGTTGTTACTTCGTCCCACTGGTAGCGCTTGCCGTCATCCGGCATAGCAACGGGAGCTTCCCATAAGCAGGTTTGATCGTTAAGAACCCAAGAATTAAATGGCTTGGGGGGAATAAATGCGTCGCGGATCGGATCGTACATGTAGCCAATTCCAGCGTAGTTCTTGCGGAAGGCTTTGGATTGATCGGCAGACGGTTGACCGTCGGGTCCGTAGTGAACCCCACCCCTCGTATTATAAGAAGTTCTCTTATAAATCCAACCGTCATGGGCCAATTCATCTTCCCTGCTCTCGTCGTCATCACGACCGACAGTTACAAAATCCACGATTCCATTTTTGATGCGGGCAAAATGTGCCATGTCTACTCCTATTTAAAAGGTTTGCCGGTGATCCAGCTAACTAACGAATAACGGGTTCCCTGCGTGACAGGCTTAACCTCATGCAAAACATAACTGGGGAACAAAGCAACAAAGCCCTGATCCTTCTTCATCACTTCAGCCTTGTCACCCAAGTACAGGCAGAGATCTCCACCCTTGTAGTCTTCAGGCTCCGAGAGTTGCAGAGTAAAAGACAGTTTGCGAATCAGAGTTCCGGGTGCTGAGTCAATGTGTCTGCCGTACTTGCCACCTGGGGCAACATACTTGGTAAACTGAAAGCCCTCGGTAGCACCAAACAGATCAAACTGAAAGAACCTGCCGTTCAGATCCATAATGATGTCGGTCAAACGCCTGTAGGCCCAGTCAAGATCGTCAGAAGGGTAGAGCCATGCAATCTCAGACTTCCGCACCTTTTGTGCTTCTTCACCACGAGTCTTGGCTTGACGCTGAGTCCTGTCGTTGCCGATCTCGATGATGCGCTCGCACTCCTCTTTGCTGAAGGCTTTCTCCCAATAGGCCCATGAATGAACGGGGTCGAGGTTGAACGCCCAAGCAGGGTTAGGTGTCTGCCGTTCTTCAGGAGAACTGTGCATAGGTATTACTTCTGCGGTGTTGTTCATGAGAATGTGACCGTTTCGTTAGTTGATGAAGTAGCAGTTACAGAGTAGATCTTGTATCCAGCAACTGCTGTGGACAAAGTGTTAGTAACACCACCCGAGAATGTCGCAGTGCGAGTGTCAGGGATCTTGATGATGACTACGCCTGAACCGCCCGTACCACCGTTTCTTTGACCCGGCCCAGAAATTGTCCCGCCGTTACCACCACCACCACCGCCTAAACCATCTGTGCCATTTGTGGCATTGTTGCTAAAACCTGCACCATCGCCTCCACCACCTGTCCCACCTGTACCCGCTACACCGGGGTTTGTGTCGGCTCCACCCCCACCGCCGCCGCCATAAGTTACAGGCGATCCCGAAATGGATGATGTGATTCCATTACCACCATTTCCACCGCTAGTGCTTGCTCCTGAGTCTCCTCCTATGGCACCAGCACCTCCACCACCAGCACCAACCGAACGGGTTCCACTACCGCCCACAGAACTGCCGCCGTTATTTCCTTGTGATGGGTTTCTAAATGGCGTATTACCAAAACCACCTACGGCTCCAAAGGCTCCAAATTGACCACCTCCGCCACCAGAGCCTCCGTTACCTCCAGCCGAAGTTCCAGAAGCTATACCACCTACACCGCCGCCACTTGCAACGACTGAAGCAAATTGAGAATCAGAACCCGATGATGCTAACGCCCCGCCACCTCCAACAATAACAGGGTAAGTCTGTCCAACCGTTACGGGTATAGCAACAGTATTATCAGAAGTCAAAACGCCTCCTGCGCCGCCACCGCCGCCAGCATAGTTTAGGATGGGTCTTCCTGCACCTCCTCCTGCGACAACAAGATATTCTGCTAAGAAAGCATTGGGGTAGAACGTCACAGTCTCACCAGTTGTCGTGGTCTGCTGAACCTCATAAATGTTGTAGCCAGACACGGAGTAAGCACGGGCGGCTACACCACCTGAGAACTGTGCGGCAACATAATCGGGTACTCGGAGAACTACGACACCTGAGCCGCCTGCACCGCCTACTAAACCAGCACGGCTACCGCCGCCACCGCTGCCGGTAAGTTGTGTGCCATCACCAGCGACACCGGGGGGATCTCCAGCGCCATCACCACCACCTCCTGCACCGCCTGCGTATCCTAACGATGCGGCCCCACGCCCTCCACCACCCCCTGTTCGTTGAGTGCCTGACCCGGTAATATCTGACCAAACACCATCACCACCCTCTCCGGGGCCGTCTGTTCCACCAGCTTCTCCGGCGCCACCGCCGCCGCCTCCACCGGGATCTGAACCTCCAGCAAACCCTTGGCTTGTGGTTCCCGGTCCACCTGGGCCAGCAGGGCCACCACCTCCACCGCCTGATCCCCCAGTCGCACCTGTTCCTGAAGTCTCACTACTTCCGCCGCCACCGCCCGTTGAAGTAATAGTTGAAAAGACAGAATTAGACCCATTGCCAGCAGTTTGATTAGATGCTGAACCAGCGCCACCAGCACCGACTGTTACTGTGTAAGCCGTGCCGGTTGTAATCGTCAGCGCAGATTCAAGAGACGCACCACCACCTGATTGTTTGGGGGTTGGAACAGGACCAGCCGATGTGTAGTTTGTGCGATAACCCCCCGCACCACCACCACCACCATTTCCGCTTGATCCACTTCCCCCTGCACCACCACCGGCAATGACGAGGTACTCTAGTGGGACAGAGACACTGGGCCAGTCATTGCCTAATATGGCCTGACTTATTTGGTTAAGCTCCCAGATACTGGAAGCTGAAGAGCGGGTTGGGTAAGGCATTAGTTAATCTCCTCGAACGAGGCGACCGCTTCAATATCCCCTGTTGCATTAGCAGCAAGGCGCAGCTCATCACCCTCTTCAAGGTAAATGGATTTGTTTAGAAATGTCACCGAACCATCCGCAGGGACCGTCACCGTCTTGGCAATATGAAAGCTTGTTGTAACGCTGGCATCGTAAAAGGTAATTGTGACATCCGCATTGTCTGTGCCGTCTACATTGGATACATACAGGGCGTTGACCTTGAATACCTTACCAGAAGCTGCTGGATTCGCAACAATTGCCGTGGCTGACAGACCAACCGCCTGACCTTCCGTGCGGCCTGTGATCGTGGTTACTTCAACAATATTAGGTGCAGCCATGGCTTACGCTCCAAAAACAATTGCCATTGCGACGGATTTTCCCGTACTTGCCGCCTTGGCTCCATTATTAAAAGTCAGATCCCCCGTGACCGCAACATTCTGAGAGGCGTCAATCGAAACGGCGTCCACCCCATTTGTCTGTAATTTTAATACGTTAGAGGCATCTCCGGTAGTGATTAGGCCACCCGCACCAGACGTTGTTGAGTTAATCGTGGAAGCCATAATAAATCCTTATGAGAAAGTTACTGTTTCGCTTGTCGTAGAGGTCGCCGTGACCGTGTAGATCTTGTAGCCTGATACCGCAGTGGATTCGCTGTACGTGACACCAGCAGAGAATGTGGCTGTTCGTATGTCTTCGATCTTAATAATGACTACGCCAGAGCCGCCACCTCTCGCAATAGCATTTGGGTTGTAATCCGTGCCTCCTCCTCCACCGCCGCCACCAGTATTGGTACCTCCGGGAGTTGATGTTGATCCGGGAGACGCATCTCCACCCCCGTTACCACCGCCTCCTGCTCCACCCGTACTGCCCGTTGCTGACAAGGAACCGCCGCCTCCACCACCAGCATAAGTTACAGGAGAACCAGAAATAGATGATGCAGTTCCATTCCCACCGTTTCCACCAGTTGTGGTTCCGTTTGAACCAGGGTCAGTTGCACCGCCACCACCGCCACCAGCATAGTTCGCTGTGCCACCATTGCCTCCACTATTTCCTTGAGATGGGGAACGAAAAGGTGTATTTCCAGCGGCTCCTGGGTATTGAGGAGAAGGTGTTCCTGTGCCACCACCACCAGAACCACCAGTAGCGGCGTTGTTTGCATTGTAAACGCCACCATGTCCACCACCAGTGGCAAGTATTGAGGCGAATTGAGAGTTGCTACCGGATGTTCCGGTTGAATTATTAGGACCGCCAGTTCCACCACCACCAACAATTACAGGATAGGTTTGACCAACGGTTACAGGCAAAGCAACAGTATTGTCAGATGTCAAAAATCCACCTGCACCACCACCACCCATGTCACTACCGCCACCTCCCCCTGCAACCACAAGGTATTCCACCAAAAAGGCGTTGGGGAAGAAGGTTACGGTTTCACCCGTGGTTGTTGTTTGCTGAACTTCGTAGATGTTGTACCCGGATACAGAATAGGCTCTTGCCATTACGCCATCAGAAAACGCTGCGGCAAAACCGTCTGGGACACGAAGATAAACGACACCTGAGCCGCCTGCGCCTGACGTTCCTGTACCTGACCCAACAGACGCACCACCAGCACCTACTGTGACTGTGTAAGCCGTTCCCGGTATAGCACTAAAAGATGCCTCGATAGAAGAGCCACCGCTAGGGCCTCCTGAAAGTTTTGGAGAAGGAGTAGGCCCAGAAGACGTATAGTTTGTGCGATAGCCACCCGCACCGCCACCACCCGCCGCCGCTCCAATGCCCATATCAGCACCGCCACCGCCACCGCCTGTTAATGAAGTTCCCGGAGTGCCATTTGCGGCAGAACCGCCTGCGCCACCGCCACCTGCGCCACCTGCTCCAGCGGTGCTTCCACCGGAACCGCCGCCTCCACCACCAGCCCGTTGAACAGCAGTTCCAGTAATGTCCGAATACTGACCGTCACCACCAGCACCAGATGCTACGGGTGATGTTTGAAAATTTTGGCCGACTGCGCTTGCACCACCACCGCCGCCACCAAGATAAGCAGGTGATGGACCGGCACCAAGACCACCATCGCTTCCCTGACCAGAGGTACCGGGGCCGCCGGGAGTAACTCCACCGGAGCTGGTTCCACCGCCGCCGCCACCAGAACCGCCGGGACCGCCGGGGATGTTGTTATATCGCCCGCCATAACCACCTCCATCAGATGTGATGGTTGCAAAGACGGAATTAAATCCGGGGTTGCCTATCGTATAACCGCTGGAAGGTGTGTAGGTACCTCCCGAGCCACCACCAGCGATGACGAGGTACTCAACAGGTGCTGGACCTACTAAGGGCCAATTACTGCCCATACGGGCGTTGCGAAGGTCGTTAATCCTCCAGATGCCGTTGGCGTCTGTTTGACTTGGGAACTGTGCCATTAGGCTATCTCCTCCCAGGAGCAGGTCACTACGATCTTATTCGCCGTACCCGCTGTCGCACCAATGGACTTGTCTTCAAGAAGGTAAAAGGAAGAGTTCTTGTCAATAATAATCACTGACGAATCCGCAGGGACCGTGATCGTAGAAGCCAGCGCCGTGCCTGTGCCGCCAAGGTCATCTTGGGAAAACAGCTTTATGGTTATGTCGTAAGGGCTGACCCCATCCACATTCGCCGCCATAATCATATTGACCTTGTAAATCTTACTTGATGACGCCGCATTATTAATCAGCGCCGTGGCAAACGGATCGTCGGTCGAGCTAATTAAATACGACGAGGTATTACCGCGAATGTCGGTGACGTTAACAATATTAGGGTTTGCCATAATTTATCCTATCCGAACACGATGCTCATGGCGATTGCCTTGCCTGTGGTTGCAGGCTCCGTCCCGCCGTCAAAAGTAAATGTTCCTGCCACCGCAACATTCTGCGATCCATCAATACTAATAGCAGCCGTGCCCCCGGTCTTGATGACGATCTCATCCGCATCGCCGCCAGTCAGCGCAACGCCACCCGCCGATGTTGCATTAAGTTCAGAAGCTGCCATTTTTTATTCCTTAAATAACCTGCATGAGTTCTTCAACAGTGGTGCAGGCTGCAATGGCCTGTTCTTTAGCCTCGGTATCACTCACAATCGCTGCTCGCTGCGCCACTATATTTTCCGGTATATCGACGTTTCTTTCAAACTTTCTTACCACATACCAGTCGGTTTGGGCCAATTGCGTGTTCGCCGCCTCTTTAACCTGGGCAATGAACTGCGACTTTAATCCCTTTGTCACAACCTGTTCTGTTGTGTCCTCCATCTGCTCTGTTTCTGGGTTGTAAACCTGCACATACAGCGGTGAGCCGTCTTCTTTGGTTTCTAAACGATCCTCAAGTTCTTTGGCTGTGTTGGTATACACCCTGGTTGGTACGCCATTAATAAGCTGCAAAGAGGGGTTAGCAGGCGTCACCCAATAAAAACGCTGATCCTTTTGCTCGCCGTCTACAACCTCCATGACGTTATTAGCTGCCTTAAATTCTGCCGACGCCCCTTTTGCTGAAAACGACATGTTGGGAAATAACGACCTAATCGAGCCAGAGGTTTTTACGATTTCACCGTTTTGTACGATTGCAAACATTTGTTACTCCTATCGTGCGAGAGAATACTTCATGAGGTAGTCAATTGCTTTTTGTAGCAAATCTGTGTTGTCACGCATTAAACCCAAGGCTCGATTGCAACAGTCACAAAGTAACCCTCGAACCTTACCCGTTGAATGGTCGTGATCTATGTTTAGTCTGGTTTTATGTTGATTTACTGGGGGTTCTGCCTTGCAGATTGCACAAACACCGTCCTGAGAAAAAAGCATTTCTTCATACTGTTTGAAGCTCATTCCATAGTTGCGCTTCATGTGCAATTCAAGGTCATATTCTTTTGTTGCGCTACGCCCATGCTTATAAGCTGGTGCATCTTTACCCTTGCGTTTTTGTAAGCATCCGCATGACTGCGCCCTGCCGCTTTTGACTTGGTTGTAAAAGATAGCCTTCTCAGTTCCACAATCACAGCGTGTCATGTACTTGTAACTACTGTTCTTCGACTGCTCAGGCAAGCGGCATAGCAAGGTCAACATATTGATCTTGGTTCCGCTTTGGTCTTGATGAAATCTACCTTGTGGCATCCCTACCTCCCGAGCGCAAATTTAAAAGGCGACTCTGCGAAGGCCATGTAGATGTAGGTAATTCCGCTACCATTCCATGCTGTGTCGGCTGTTCTAATTTTAAAACCGTTAGACGTAAAATCTTGAGTTGTAAAGGTTCCTTCAGCAGCAGATGCTTGTGGTTGAAGGTATTTTGTTTCTGGGTTAAATGTATCTCGCTTATTATCCTCAATTGTCCAGATATATCCTGCACTTGTTCCTTTAATCATCACAAACGCTGGTCTAAACCCCGTGTACACGAATGGACCGTCAGCACTACCATTACCTGTATAGCTCCCGAACTTGGAGAAGCCTTCTACATCTGCGAAACAGTAGGCGACAAATGTATAAGTATTGCCATTAATATATGAATTATTGCCAAGCGTAATAACAGTAGATGATGGCGTTGTATTGTTCCACCAGCTTGATGAAGTTGATTCTGCGCCTGTTGTATTTAGCAAAAGATTCTTTGTATTGCCAAGCGATACATGATAAACAGGCCAGTCACCTAAATTATTGCGTGTCTTTGCAATAATCATTTTAGGAGCAACGCCAAGTCCATGCCCTACCGTAGTACCAGCACTTCCGTTACCCGTATAAGTAACAATACTAAACCCGCTGGTCGTACTCACAGATACAGTAGAAGAAATCGTACCGTCTCCGTTACTTACGCCAGCACCGTCGGCTTTCCAGTTCCATGCGACATAGGTGTATGCCGCATCATTTACTTGAGATATTGCAATATTGCCTTGAGTAAGTGTAAATCCATCTGAATTAAATCCCGATAGATAACCGTAATTGTTATTTGATACCTCTGCTGCTGTTGAATTTGTAAATAATGTTTTTCCACCACCCCGAATAACATCAAATAAATTATGCCAAGGATTTGCGTCATTACGTCCCTTTGTCCAAACAAAATCAGGTTGGAAACCAACGCCAGTTATCTGTCTTCCACTAACACTGTTACCCGTATATAACACCGTATCAAAATACTCTGAAGAGTCAATAATTGTTGGTGTAGGTAAGTTTGTCGTACATAATGTTTTAAATCCTGTTGGAGCAGCATAGGCAAATGGGCGTTGTCCGAAGTTTATGTATGCGGTCATCGTTCCATACAACGAAACCGCTGGAATATAAGGGCCTGATGTGAGTCCTGTGTAAGCAGTTCCCTGACTTACATTATTCTTGTAAAAAGTTAGCGTTCCAGCGTCAGCATCGAATGCAACGCCAATTACATCGTTAGTTGTCCATGTTGCCCCGTAAGCAGAGTAAGTTGCATTGTTATACTTACCGCCATCGTGAGCAGAGTAAGCCCATCCAGTTGCCGATGTAGCAAAATAGTTGCTTAGTGTTGCAGAATTAAGAGCAACACCAACCATGCAATAAAGCGTTCCACTTGCCGCAGTAGGCGTTACCTCCCAATACCACTTCCCAGAAGTGACTCCAAAAGTTGCTCTAGTGCTTGCCCAACTTGTTGTTGCTCTATCAAATTGAAGATTTCCGTTGGCAAGCGTTAAAGCATTATCAACAGCGTTCAGCGTGGCGTAGTTGCCTCTTACCTCTCCACCCGCACCTGTGTCTGTGCCATACCTTGTAGGTGAGTCCACAAGAGAATCGTTACCAGCACCCGCAGTTACAGAGAAGTTGTTAGGTGTCCAGTTGTTCCCGTTGCCTGACGAATCAGCGCCAAGGGTTGTCGAGGTTGTTCCTGAATTGTCAGAGAAGGGTAAGTAAAACCCGTTTGTGCCGTAGGAACCCGCATAACGAATAGGTGACCAGACTCCTGTGGTTTCGTTGGTTTCACCGAAAGACGATGGGGTGAGGGCTTGACCGTCAATGAAGTTTATTTCGGTCATGTAGCCGTTAAAACCACCAGTAGACTTACTTATTGTTGCTGTTGTGCCGCTTTGATTAGCACCAGTTACATATCCAGAAGATGATGGATAGTTTGCTGTTGCAAACGCAGTGACACGAGTTCCGTTCACATAGAGTCTGATTCTATCTCCTTGTGTACCATTGGTCGTGTCTGCTACAGCTACTATGTGATACCAAGCAGAAAAGTCTCTAAAAAGTTGCGTTGTTACTAAATAAAAACTTGACCCGTTTCCGTCATACCAAAGTAATGCCCCATTCGTACTACCATTAAAGTACATTACATTAGAGGTGTTATTAAAAGTAAATACATGAGGTTCACCGCTTTGAGTAAAGAATTTTGCCCAAAAACTATATGTCCAAGTAGTTCTACTTCCACTTCCTTGTGTCCTACTCAGATAAGCAGAGTCAGCAGAGTTGAACCGCAGAGAGCGTGAGATTTCGTAGTCGCCAGCCGCAGAGCCAGCCGCCGCAGTGGTTAAGGCTTTGCTTAACATTAAGCGTAACTCCCGACATAAGCCGCATACAAGGTCGTACTGACTTTCCAAAATACAAACACATCTTTATTCGTCACAGTAGGTGCTGCATTACCAGCACTGGTAGCCCAAGTCACAGTAGGCCATACGGGTGCATACGTGTCCCCATTTTCTAAATGCAAAACAACAGTCTGGCCTGAGCTTAAAGAATCTGTAAATGTCGGCGCTCCCGTCGCTACACAAACCTGAATAGAACCATTAGCTGGATCTAGTGCAATCGAACCAGAGGTGCCAAGCGTGTAAACAGTCTCGGTAATCTCACCAAAAAACCCATACTGAACATCGCTTGATTGCAGCTCCTGTATGGATGTTCCGTTTAAAACAAGTGGATAACGTGACGCCATTTTTTAACCCCTAAGAAACAGCCACATTAATCGTAGAGCCAGCACGATTTGTGACAGGTAATAAGCCATTGGATACAGAAACCGATGTCGTGGACCCAGCCCTGGTATACACCAACAGAGCAGAAGGAAGATTGTCCCAGGCGTTCGCCGATATTGTTCCAGCAAACGTAGCATTCTGAGAAGTATCAATAGTTAGCGCGGTCGTACCACCGTTGGTTTTAAATACCAACGCACCCGTCGTATCACCACTGACCGTAAAGGCCGTAGTCGTCGTGGTACCCGCTGTAATTGAACTCATGATGGCTCCTAAATGACAACCCAGCGTTGACCGCCGGATAAAGTTACACTTGCGCCTGGGCCGACCGTATAAGGTCCAACCGTAAAGCCGTTGCTGCCGGATGCAATCGTGTAGCTGTCAGCCACATATTGTTGATTCACCACAATTGTAGCGTTTCCGCCACCAAAAAGCGCCCCCTCTGAAGGGTAAGCTACAAATACATCCTTATCCCCAACGCCAAAATTAACCAGGCTACCCGAGTTGGAGGATGATAAAACCGTATCCCGGCTCAGCGTCGTACCAGACAGCGTGTACGTACCAATGCCCACTTCCCAGTCCCCAGCCGCTGTGTCCTGAATAACGTAATACGTAGTATTTCCATCGCCAATCACGGAAAAAGCCTGAAATCCGCTTGCGGCACCCGCCAAAGTTACGGTGCCTGTACCCGTGGTGGTAGTCGTTTCTTTGACCCGATCCTTAACAATTAGCGCCATTTTTGCCTCTACGTATGTATTTTAATAACCGTCCAGTTGGTGGTTTCTGAATTATTAACAACGCTCCAAGTGGCACCCGTATCCGTCGTAATAGTTTGCCATGACACTGATTGACTGTCATTAATCAGCTCCCACAGGAACCTTGCCAGTGTGCTGTCTGAGATAGATCCAGACTCATTAATCAGGCCGCCAAACTCAATGTCAAACGAAACGGAGTCTGCGCCAACCGCAGCCTCCAGAATTGGAGCATTAAAGACCGAAGCCCCAACCACCTCTGAGCTGTCTGCTGACGCCGACTCATTGGCAACAGCAACAAAAATAACCCCGGCAAAGACCTGCTCCAAAGCCTGCGCAGCTTCAGCAACCGAAGGATTAAATATCCCCGTAACCGTTATCTCATCAGACGCCTGTACAGATTCTTGCACTGCACTAACAAACGTAACGATGGCGCTGGTTACATCCGAAGCTGTAGCCGATTCTTGAACAGAACGTACAAATATTGGAATGGCTGTATCGGAGTCACTGCCCGACACCGATTCTGTAATACTGCCTGGAACAACAAGGGAGCCTGATATGGAATCCGACCCCTGAGAAGACTCTTGAACGCTGGCAAAAAACGTCCCTACCGCCGATGCAATCTCGCTGGCTGTCGCCGACTCCGAGACTGTAACAAAGAGCGTTACATTACCAAGCGCAGCAAATGGCGCTACAGTGAAAGGAAGAGCGCCAAACACACTGATTACACCGCCACCAATTCGTCTTCTTTAAACCAACGGGTTTTTTCAATTCCGTCTTTATCTGTCCATTGCACCAGGCAGTAAATAACGCCTTCTTCGTTCATGCGAAAAGCTAGGACTGGTCCAGTCGGAACAGCAGCATCCACTTTAACCTGTTGATCTTTTTGAAATTTCGTTGCCATTTATAACTCCTTACGCAGCATCAAGGCTAAATGTGTACGTCACGTTTAACGTATCGCCATTGGCTACAGTACGATCCCCGGGCGATTGGAAGTTAGAAACAGAAAACAAAATCCCTGATGTCCCTGTGTCTACGCTCGCCAAAAACGCACCAGCCACCGTGCCCGACCCAGTAATTGCAAACGATGATGCCGAGCTGCTGTTTGACATAACCGAAGGATCAGCTAAAGTGGCGCCGTTCCATGTCACGGACTTACGGTTTCCTGTGTAGCTTGAAAACTCCGTCCATCCTGCATGAGCGCCAAGAGTGTCACCGGCAGCGTAAGTATTACTTCCACCAGGTCCCGTGACTAAGCCAAGATACCAAGTTGCGGTATAGGCTGAACCGTCAAAATACTTGTCATTCATGTCCTGAAGGCCGACATTAACAACCAGGTTGTGAGCAGACTCTTTCCACTTGAGATTGCCGTCCTTGTCAAAACACTCAACAGTAAAGACGCCACCCGCACGAACTTTGTCGTTCATCCAGTCATTTTTGTCTACGCCAGCTTCGACCTTGTCTGATCCGGCTGCAATTTCACTAAACATGTCTTACTCCTTACGAAAGTCGAATTAAAGCGTCGGTTGAACTTGCTGTCGGGAACGTCACTGTAAATGTTGTCGTTGAAGTTTTGTCCGACCCAAAGTCTAAAACACAAATTGCAGCGCCGCCATCCTTATAAATCAACGCACCCCGCGCAGTAAAAGCGGCAGAGACTGATGCGTTCTCAAAGCTGATGTACGCTGTGTTGCTAGAAATGCCCTTCTCGACAGTAAGAGTAACCCCCCCTGCGGTATAACCCGAGGCTGAGACTTCTCCTGTTGAAGTATAGGCTGCTGTATCCGCATTTAATGTTGCGCTATTGGTGTACAACGCCATCTTGATAATGTCCGTATCAAAGTCAAAGTCTCCATTGATAAGGCCCGATTTGAACGAATTACATGTGTAGTTTCCAGTAAATGCCATTTAGTTCACCGACATTCTGACCTGACCAGACCTGTAGGCATCGCGGCGCTCCATGCCATCACCAAGACGCTTAGCCAGAATCATGGCCTCTTCATAACGCTTTGTGTAATTAGCAAGAACATCAGGCTCACCCTTCATGTAGGTGTATGCCTCGCAAAGTGCCCCGTACAGTAAGGCAGAATCAAAGTTATCCCCAAGCCAAGTTGTAGATGCAGTAACGATAGACTCAGGGTAGTAGTAGTAATGCAATTCAACACTGTATGCAGCATCTGGTGTTGGCCCAAGAATAAAACTGTATTCGTTGGTAATAATTGGTGGGCTGTCATTGGTTGTTGTTGGGCCAAATAAAGCGTAATACTTTGGTATTCCAGTAGTAGATGGGTTGGGGTAGGCAGCGCGAATGTAATTTACGTCTTTGTTTAGCAAATACTCGTAGTTGCCATCGCCATCAATGACAGCCAAAGAATACGTAGCCAAGAAGTCGGAAGGTGATGAAAGGTACTTATTTCCTATTGACAATGTTCCAGTGACATTCTTTCGGATGGCCGGAAATTGCGCGGAGTTATAGATCCTTTGTTCAGCCTGTTGAATAAACGTATCAATCTGCTCTTTGGACGTAAAGGTGCCCGTCGCAGCACTAGAATCGGTGAACTGCGTATTTGGGAAATCGTTTTCACAATATCCCTTGATGGTTTCAAAGAGCTGAGCGTAGTTCATTTATCCAAGCTTTTTAGAAGAGTTTGTGCCCTTCGTCGCTGCCCCAGTGCCACGAGTCTTAACAGTCTGCGTATTGGCAGTGTTATTGGGGTACCCAGCCGTGTTAGGGACTGGTACTGGTTTTGGTTGTTTATATTCCATGACATACTCCTAAGTTGTTGATACGGTTACTGTACCAAGCGTAATGCCTAAAGCCAAGTTGTTAGGCGTTAAACCATCATCAATATTTCTGGACCCACCAACAGGGGCAAACCCCCATTGAAAGATTCGACTACCACCTAAGTTATCCCCAGACAACTCATAAGAATTATCTGGGCGGGGGTTTCTTACAGCCTGCGGATCGTTAACTGGGTACATCCCTAACTGCAACTGCGGTTGATCGGGTTCCCAACACGTAGGACAAACAAGAATATTGACGTTCTTTGTCTTGATAACAAGCTCTTTTAGCTCCTTCAGCTTGTACCTGAAGCCGCAACGGTCGCATTCCGCGATTGCGTTTTTGCCGGAAGAGTATTTGCTAGGCATTAGTAAAACATCTCCCTTGGTGCAAGTCGCAGCGCAGCTTTCTCACGGTCTTCTGAAGACGCCATCATCCACTGCTCTTCGTAGGCCATTTTGAGCATCTCAATTCGGTTCATGGCTTCAGGAATCTTCATGGAAAGATAATACGCAAGACCTGCAACCAGACAATTGAGCATCCTAAAAGGTATATCTTGGGTCGAGGTTCCGTTTCCTGCATCTTGAATCCTCCTCAAGCGCCAGTAAACAAAGGTGTAATATGGATCTCCAACAGTTCCTTGGTCAGGAGTAGGCCAGACGTTGATTTGCGGTTTAGCAATGCCTGAGGACTCAGTAGCACCGGATCTGCGGTTAAACCAGACTTGAATCGGGCGCCCTTGAGCTGTTTTATTAGGGATTGTGGCATAGGTAGAAACACTAATCCGGCTGATATTAATATCAGTTTGATTAGTCCCTGTGCCTGTGCGAATTACATGGTCAAGCAGGTCAATAGTATCTTCAGGAACATCATAAACAGCGGTTCCCTGCCCCAAATTAACCGTACCTTGCTCAATCGTCCAAAGATTAATGCCCCGGTTTGACCACTCGATTGTCAAAAGATTTAAAGACCGGCGGGCCGTGCGATGCTCATAGCCAGTACGCACCTCGACACCACAACGCTCAAACGCCTCTTCGATGATGTCGTTAAGGTCTAGGTTAAATCCGCTGGTGCCAGAAGTAGTCACTTCTTAAGTCCTTTTAAAGTTTGAGCCAGCCGGGCACGTTGCCCCATCTTACCGGGCTTCTTAGCAGCGGCAGCAAGCTTCCCAGCGGGAATCTTTTCGCCCTTCTTTACACCAAGCGACTTACGTAACGCACCAGGCTTTTTGATTGCCTTTTGTATCCATTTCTCAGCCATAGTTACACCATTTTTCCTTTAGTGCGCCCCTTGGTAATACATCCATCGCCACGACGCTTAGGAGCCGAAGATTTAACCATACCGCCCTTTTTCATACCTCGGGTTTCTCGACGCTCTTCATCAGCCGCTTCTCGGGCTTCCTGATCTGCGTAGTCCACGTATTTTTTAGGCACAGGCCCGTCGCCTTCCATAACATAGTCCCTAATAAAATTTCGCCTAGCGGTTCTTGGTATTGGTCTTTCAGTAGAACCGGGTTTAGGGTCAGTGTATTTTTTGGGAAGATTTACTTCTAATTCAGCGTCCTCAAGAAGCTGTTTTTTAGTCATACCTTCTTTCTTGTTACTGCTCATGTTCTATACCTCGCTGTCTTCTTTGCAATTCGCTTAGGCTGAGACACGAACTGCTTACCCTTAGCTTTACCAGCCCGTTTTGCCCTTGTAGTAGCCGCATATTCGGAGGGAGATAGCGACTTAATGGCTGATTCTGGTAGATAACGCTCACCAGTAGCCTTCGGTCCCTGAGTGGAGGGTTTTCCACTTTTAGTTCTCCACTTCTGCTTCGTCCAGTCTTTCAGACTCTGCTGCGGCTTTTTCAATGACATCCCGCTCCATCCTTCTTACTTGCCTAACTACTTCGGCGGTAAATAAAATCCACTCAAACACGTTTCCGTCTTTCGTGGGCCTATATTGTAAGCGGCTAGTTTTTGTAGCCGCCCCCCGCTTTCTTATAACTTTGGGCAAGAAGTTGTGCTTTTCTGGCTGACCATTGACCTGGTTTTCCACCCTTACCCCCTGCTTTGATACGCTCAAAAAGCTGTTTACGCATACTGGGTTTGGTATAAACCCCAGCTTCGTTTACACGAGACTTAGCTTTCTTTAACACATTTTTCCTCGGGTTTTACCCTTAGAACAGCAGCCATCACCACGTTTAGAAGCTTTTACAGGACCGCCTTTTTTCATCTTAGCCATACCACCGTATTTCATACCCATATCACGGGTTTCGCGGCGGTATTCAGAATCAGACTCGCGGCTCACTTTATCGAGGCGCTCTTTTAAATCCTTGGGGGCTTCACCAGCACGCATCATTCCCATCATTTCTTGACGCACTGCGGCAGAACGCATTTTTTTGTTGCCCTGGGTTTTCTTGTCTTCCACTTTTATCTCCTTGCCGATAAGGCATCAATTTTTGCTTCAAGCCTGTCAAAGCCGTTGTCAAAATGTTCACGAATTTTATCTAAGTCAGCCCTTACTTCGGCGCGAGTAATGTGGTCACGGGCAACTTCCTCCCGAGTCTTATTCAGAAGGATACCGAGACGTTGGATCTCGTCAAATTTACCTTTAAGTAAGAAGCCCATACCTGCCACTATTACTGAAAGGACAAAATTCCATAGCATCATCTCCATCTAACACTTCCAAGCTCTAAGAGATTTGTTGATACGAGAGTTCGGGTCATTAGCAGTCTTAGCAGATGTAAGCTTCTTCTTCATACCTGACATCCTTGCGCAGAAAGACTTCTTACGAGGGCCACCCTCTGGTTGCGGAGCTTTAAGTCCGGGTTTACCCGGATTGGCTTTGTTATAGGAGGCTCGACCCTTGGCGTTTAGCCCACCTTTAGGGTTTTTGCCTTCCTTACGCTGCCAAGCGGGAGACTTAGCCATGACTAACCTACATACAAAATAACTACATTTGTTACGTGAGCGTTGTTGCTAAACGTAACGTGCATGTCGGTACTAAATAAAATACCGTTATCAGGTATGAGTAGGTCATACGCACCAGCGGCGGCTGGGGTTGTGTAAGTTAATTTAACTGTACCTGTTGCCCCACCATCTCTAAATGTTAGGGTTCCAGAAGTAGCAGTAGCAATAACATTAACCCCTGCTAAACGCACGCGCCTAGGTATGGCTGTGCCTGTATCCGCCAGACTGGTCGCTAAAATATCACTTGCGAAGCTCATAAAAGCCTCCTATTAAGCAGGAGTAATGGACGTAGTACCGTCAGAAGCTTTCCAAGGATCGGCAGCAGCAGTTCCTGTAGCAACGTAAATTAACCCATCATCAAGATCAACAAGAGTTCTACCAATTACTTTACCGGAGGTATTCAAAGCATTACCGACGGCACCTAATGCGGCAGCTAAACCTGTTTGACCTGGGGTGATTGTGTAGTTGCTATAAACAGCACCGGTAACAGAACCTGTTACGTCGCCTGTTATGTTGCCAACAAAACCGTTAGTGGAAGTAACTGGACCGGAAAAGGTCGTTGAGGCCATTTTAGGCTCCTTTCGTGTTGTAGCACATCCTCATACCGTCTCTACAAAGTCTGCTAGGTCAGTCGGTACGAGTAAAAATCCTAGTCGATAACTGAAAAATACACCAAAAAGAAAGGGGGCACAAGGCCCCCAATCTTAGGCTGCTCCGGGTGAACCGAAGATCCCCAGGGGATCAGACCAGCCAAAGCTGTAACGCTCGCGGGCTTTGTATCGGACGTTGCCGGTATCAAAGTCTCCGTCCATGCTGTTCTGCATGGAGGAACGAACGAAGTGCTTCAGGCCGTTAGGTACATCCGTAGTGAGGAACCATGCGTCGGTATCCGTCAAGAAGTTGTTGACGGTGTAACCCTCGGGTACCACACCATTGGACTTGATAGCGTTGATGTCGTTATCCGCCGTACCAACACGAAGCTCAGTCTCAAGGAGACGGGTAGCTGTGAACTGGAGGGCACTGGGGATAATCAGCTTACGGGGTTTAGCCGCAATTAGAAGACCACGCTCGTCGGTCCAAGCAGCGATTTGAATTACTGCATCTTCAAGAGATGTTTCGTTCAAGTCAGCAGCCGTTGAAGGCTCATTGGCGTTTGTTCCACCGTTAACGAGTGGGTGACCATTGCGGCCTGCGCCAGTATTACCAGAGAACAGAGAAACGCCATCACCGCCTGTATAGCTGGTATTAAAACCATTATTCAGGATAGCGGCAGCTTTAGTCTGCTTGGTATATGCCATAGCACGGGCAAGAGCCTTGGTGTATCGGCTGGAGAGCGAGTCATAGAGGTTGTCCTCAACTGCTTCTTCAGTGATAGAGAATCCAAGAGCAATCGTCTCGTGTGTATAGCGAGCCGTGAAAGCTTCCTGTGCGTTGTCATAAGCGATGGAAGAACCCTCGTTTTTGACAGGAGCGGTACCAAATCCAGAAAGCTTGGTTTCCTCTTCAAATGAACGCTCAGAAGTTTCGGTTTCAAAAATCTCCTTATGCTCCTCGCCATAGCGAGCATACTCAAGACCAAATAAAGCATTCAGCCCAGGAAGGAGTTCCTTAAGTAGTTGTGCGCGTGAAATAGCCATTTGTTATCTCCTTACAGGCCGACGTTATTCAAGTACGAATGCGCACTTGGGTTGAACTTCACAAATACGTCAGTGTAAGCGTCGCCCGGTGTAGAAGCGAAACCAACAATGCGAAATGCGGCGGCAGTAGTCTGAACAGTCGCATCCAAGGCACTTGTCGAGTTTCCAGTCGTGGTAGAACCCGTGCTGGTGGACTGAGCGGCAGCAAAGAAGGTGTTAGTACCCAGAACAGTCTGAGCGCCAGAACCATCAAGCTGAGCTTGGAATATGACATTAGGATCAGTAACTACGAGGGCTTCTGGAGTACCAGTCTGCCCAGAGGGGTAGTATTGTGACCAAATACGCTGTCCTTGAGCATTTGTATAGTTACATCCAACAAACACCCCAATAGCGCCAACGCCATTACCACCAAGGTTATTGGTAGTAACGTCAGCACCAGTAGCGGTAGACAGAGCAAGGTAGCCATCTGATCCAATGATTACGACTTGACCATAAAACAGGTTGGTAGCTTCCCCAGCAGGGTCGATCAGAAAAGTTTCCGTCGCACCGGCATAGGGCATACCATCAACCCTTTTAACGGGCTTCAGCCCGTAGGGGGTAGCAGTAGTTGCCATCTTAAATTACCTCATTAAGAAATTATTGACCACGACCGAACGATGTTGTGGTGCGCCTTTCTTTAAAGAGAGGCATCCTTGGATCGTTCTCTCGCATATAGTTATTATCCACAGACTCCATTTGAGCATTGTTCTTGCGCTGAAAGTACTCACTACGCTGTTCAACAAACTCTTCTGGAGTTTTGCAGAGTAATAACCCCTGAACCTCAATGTTGTCTTTGAATCGACTGCTTGGATCAACCAAAAATTTAAACTGTGGCTGTTCCTCAATCCTTACCGGTTCCCAACCTTCACGAAACTTAGCAGAAACATTTCGTGCGTCAGACTGCCCCAGCGTCGAAACTCTGATCCAGCGATACGCATATCCTGGTTCTTTGTTCGGGGGCGGCAAAGATGAAGCGGGTTGCCACTGCTTTGGCCTTTCGGTCTTAGCTCTTGATTCAAGTTCACGTGCAATTCTGTTCTCAGCCATGATTAAGCTCCCATCGTTTTCGCGTATTCCTTCGCATATTGCTCAGGAGTGAGTCCAAGTTTTTTAGCAAGCGCTATCTGCGACTGTTTTAACACCACTTTTTTGGGGGCGGTGCTGCGAGACGCTGGTGCTACAACCGTTGCCGGCTTTTCTGTGCGTTGAGGTTTGGCCTCTACCGCTTCGTCGTCTTCCCCAAAATAATCAGGGAATCGTCTTTTCATGGTCTTATCGACCGTACTCCAGTATTCGTCAGTACCAATGTAGTTAGAACCGTACTGTTTTTCTAATTTCTGATGCAACCCCAACGCCGCCGCTGTCATCTCTTCGTCCTGCCCAAACCACGTATTTTGTCTACGCCATTTAGCAGTTTTCTGATCTAACTGGGGTGCTTGAGGCTGCACTTGTTGATTTTGTACACCATTATCTTCTTGTTGTAAAGGGGGTTTATATCCTTTCAACCTCTGAAGACGATAACCAGCATTATTCAGCTTTTCTTGAGCTTCCACGATTTTATCCGTGTCGCCCGAGTCATAAGCTTCTTTATAAGCCCGTTTAGCCATTTCCATCTCTAATTCAGCGGCACTTGTAGCCGTAGAAATCAGAGATTTCTCACCCTCGGATAGCCGCCCTTTGAGCTTTTTATTCTCATCCATCAGCTTCTGGGTTAACGAAATGGCCTCCTGCTGCTCACGCAAGGCTGATTCTTTAGCCCTACGCTCGTCATGCCAGACCTTTTTCATCTGCTTAAGGCGGGTTTTTACCTTTTCGGAATAGTCTTCAAGCTCATCTTCCTCAAGCTCTTTGACCATTTCCTCGGGTAATGGTTGACGCCCCCTATCCTGCTCCGGGGTATCGTCTTCTATCTCAAGCTCAATATCCTTTTCCTGAGACTCAAGATCAACTTCCTGTTCTTGATCCTGAACTTCTTTTTCTTCAGCCATGACTTACTCCTTATGCGCGACTAATGCCTCGGGGATCTTCTACAACTCCCTCAACAGCGTCATCGTTGATAATGCGGAACTCCCGCCCGTGAATCTTTACCCGTGTCCCTGCGTGCGGGCGAACTAAAATGAAGTCTCCCTCTTTGCACCAAGGGCCAGAAGGGAACCGAGACTCGTCTTTGTAACAATCTGGACCCATCTTCATGACAAAAAGCACAGTGGTTAGTAGTTCCTCATGCCGCATTGTTAAATCGGCTTTTACCAAACCATTGTCATATTCGTCCTTAATTTCAGGAATCCCGCAAAGAATGCGATAACCAGACGGATCTGGAAGCTGTTTTGCTTTCTGTTCGGGCGTTTCAGGTAATACCGTTGCTTCGTTTGGATCGCTTGTAGACCCAATAAGGATTTCACTCATCGGCTTTTTCCAACCTTTCTGAAAGTTCAAGAATCAAGCTATTAGCTATTAATAGCCCTCGCACAACACCACAGTAGTACTTATATTCACTGTGATCCTTTGCCATACCATCAGCCAAGTCATCCGCCATACGTTTGCGTTCTTCTTGAATTTGGTTTGACAAAAACTTTAATGCATCCATTTACTCTCCTTTAGGTTGTTGGGGAGGCTGCATTACCTCACCCATTTTTAAGCCTAATTCCACCCCTTTAATTTGCTCATCTGCGGCTTGAGCTGCTGCGTCAAACTCTTGTTGTGTACGATCACGAGCAATCTGGGCGCCAAGTCTGGCTCCTTCAATCTCAGCCTGAGATGCGATTCTTTGCTGCTCGATCTGCTGTTGTTGCATCTTGAGCTGTGCGTCAGTTTGATCTTTCTGGGCTTTACGCTGTAGCTCAGCGGCCTTAAGTTGAAGCTCTTGTTGCTGCATCTGCACAATCGGATCTTGTGCTGCTTGCTGGGCTTTCTGTTGAGCGATCATCGCTTGGTTAGCTTGGAGGAGCTTCTGTGATGCGGCAGCGGCAAGCCTTGAAATCTCAACTTCCATTTCCTCAGGCATCTCTTCATTAGGCGCTGGGTATGGAACGCCAAGTTTCTCTTCAATGTTCTTGCGGTACTGGAAGCCAAAATGTTCCATGATGTGCGCCATGAAAGCCGCTCCAATCATCTGTGCTTTTGGATTCTGCTGGAGAATCTGCATCGTCACAGGGTCTTGGAGCATACTCATGTGAACCGTAATATGCGCTGCATGATCTTGATAAATGAACGCTTTGAGGGGCTTCTCATTGAGGGCGTCCATATTCTCTGATACCGGATCTTTTGGTTTAAGGTCATCTTCGATAGGTACTAATTTAGAGGCGTTACGAATCCCCAAGACCTCTAACATCTGGCGGTGCAGAAGCGGAAGATCATAAAGTTGGGGAGCGGATTGAGCTAGTTGGAGAGCTGCTTGGTACTGGACAACCTTCTGAGACATAGTTGCCGAGTTAGGGTCCGATACCGGCATGACCTCAACCATGTCGTAGTCGGATCTCTTTGCACGAGGCGGCCCCTCAACCGGATCATAGTCGTAGTCTTCGGGCGTGTAGTCACGGATGATGTTCTTTAATAGCTTGAACTCTTGCTTCATGGCGTAGTGAATACGGGCTTGAACCGCACTCATCACCTTCAGAGTTCTTTCTAATATGGCAAGAGTCGTCCCTACGGGGGACTGCGCCGACATGTCGCTGACCTTGAGGTCAGCCGCAGAAGCAAAGCGTCGGCCTTCCTCAACGATTGTGCCAAGCAATGAATAGAGAACTTGGCTAGGCTCCTTGTACGGGAGCGTCATGATGTTGTCTTTGATGGTGCCTGAGGCCACATCTACGTCACGGAACTCGGCTGGTGCAATCGGCGTATCGTCGCCCTTTACCCTAAGGCCCTTAGTTTTAAAGCCACCAGGAAGATTAGACAGAACACCAGCATCAACAAGCTGACGAAGTATCGACGTTCCGGATTTAGCAAAAGCGCCGATGAGATGAATAAGGCCAAAACAATAGAAGCCAAATCCAGGTACATAGCCATAGTGTACAAAGTGGTCCCTCTTCTGCTTGTTAGGATCATCCGGGTGGTAATTGCGTCGGATAGACAGGACAGTTTCAGTACCTTTTTCGATTGTCACAACATACGGCAGGGCAATTCCAGTCTTCTTGCCCTTCTCATCCTTATCTTCGTAACCTTCTAAATCTAAATAGACATGCATCTCAAGGATTTTGTACCGATCATCCTGAGTTGCCTTAAAGCCCATCTGCTCAGCGATCTTTTTCTCAATTTCGTCCAGCGTGTCGGTGGGGTCGTCCAGCTCAACATCTCTGTAAAAGCCCATGACTTGCAGCTTGCGCAGCTCGTTCTTGGTTTTACGCATCACGTGGGTTACACGCTCAGAAGTCTCCAGGCTTGACGCGCCGTAAGGCACAACGATGTCTTCAGCCGGTACAAAGAGGGACACCTGACGAGTCAGATTAGGGTCGAAATACACTTTTTTGAACGCATTACCCGACAGGCCAAGACCCCACAACATCCGCTCATGCTCAGGCCGGTACTCGACCATAACTTCTGTGAGCTGGTAGTTCATGTCCTCTTTTACCCGCTGAGCCGCCTCGATTCTGTCCTGGGTTTCTTGCCCAAGGATCTGGGTTTTTACAGGACCGGCTGCGGGGAACGTCTCCATGATTGTCTCGGACTGGAACTTCACTAGCGCCTCAGACAACAGCGGGTGGTAGACACCACAAGCACCAGGCCAAGGCTCGGTGCGTTCTTCAATCTTCAGTCCAAGCAGTTCCAAGCCATCAACGTAGGTCTGCACCCAGTCTTTACGGGAATCTAAGTCCGACTGAAACTCGCCTAACAAGTCCTCAGCTATGCTAACTAAAGTGTCTTCATCCAGTTTCTCAGCCAAGTTCTCATTGAACTCGTCGTCCATGTCTTCCTTCTCAATCTCGATCTCCAGTCCACCAGCCTTAATGCTGATGCTTTCTGGATCTTCAATCTCGATCTCAAGGGCAGGCTCTACCTGATCAACCATGTCTTCAATGCCCGTGGGAGCTGCGTAAAGTGCTTTTTCGATTGCCATAATCTGTCCTAGTAGTATCCCGCATGTCGGCGGCTTTTAAAGTATTGAATCTCGTCATCCTCATCGAGGAGCGTGCGAATAAATCCTCCCTTACGGAACCGCATCATCGCAAGGGAAACAGAGTCAACATAGTCATCATGGTCGCCAGCAGGAAAACTTGCAACCTCTTCAATTACTTCCTCCGCCCACTGGGTGTTAGGAACCCACACTTTACCACTGGCAAATATGTCAGATACAGCATTGAGTCTGGAGATCTTGTCGTTACCCTTTGACGGTGTAAATTCCTGTACAGGAACACCCATCGCCCGCATCTCGTAGATTAGCGGAGCGCCCGAAGCCTTCTTCTCGATAATGATTGAGTCCGGTGCCCAGTCCTGATACTGCTCAAGAGCCACCTGCTTTAACTCTGGGAACTCCATACGCTTACGGAAAGCGTTGAGCAAGATGATATTGGCCTGCGGTGTCCCTGTATCGTCGTCTTTGTAAAAGACTCCCCAGTACGTACACGCCGAATAGTCTGCCCGGTTGTGCTTTTCAAACGCCGTATCCCATGCCATCAGGGTGAAGTCGCAATATGGAGCCTCATCATTCTCCCACACGTTCCACCATTCCCGTTTGATGATGGCAGAAGTCTCCGATGTGGGGTTCTGCTGGTACTGAGCCATCCACTTTGAGTGGGGCAGCTCGTTACGCAGGGCCAAAAGCTCTTCGTAAGGCCAAAACTGGGGCCAAAGCGGCTTGTCGCTTGGCAAAATTGCAGGAAACTCGATAACTTCCCACTCTTCGCCCGATCTTTGGGCGCTTGCCTTCAATACTTGCCCGGTTAGGTCCCGTTTAGACCACCGAGTCATCACGATTATGATTGATCCCCCCGGCTGGAGTCGCTGCCGTGGCCCTGATGTGTACCACTCGTAGGTCTTGTCGTAAATTTCCGGGTTAGTTTCCGCTTGAGCAGCCTCTTGTTCGCTATGAGGGTCGTCAATAATGAGAATATCCGCTCCTTTACCGGTGACAGCACCGCCCACACCGATAGCAAAGTACTCTCCACCCTTGTTAGTCGCCCATCGCCCAGCAGCTTTAGAGTCAGCTTGAAGTCCCACGCCCGGAAAAATGTCTTTATACGTGTCCTGATCAACAAGATTTCGCACCTTTCGTCCAAAACCCACAGCGAGTTCTGCCGTGTGGGAGGTCTGGATGACCTTTTTATTGGGGTACTTACCCAGGAACCAAGCCGGTAGAATATATGAGGCAAACTCCGACTTCGTATGCCGTGGTGGCATATTAATAATGAGTCGTTTTACTTTGCCCGCTGCCACCCGCTCAAACGCTTCTGCCATCTTTTTGTGGTGTGCGCCGTGGATGAAGGAAGGCCAAACCCTGTTTACAAAATCCATGAACGAGTTCTGGGACCGTAGTGAAGACTTACGTTCTTCAAGCTCTTCCATAAGCTCAAAGACACGCATCTTCACTTCCTTGGGAAGCGATGCTAAAAGATTAGGGTTTTCCCTAATCTTCTCTAACAGACTCTGCGGGCTGTTCGTCATCATCCTTAAGACCTAGTTCTGCATCCAGGTCAATCTCTAATGGGCTGAGCGGTTTGTCTTCTACTTCTGTTGCCTCAACAGGTATGGCCTCACCAACATAACGCTCTAAGAGCCTAGCCAACTCAGCCTCGATTTCCTCGGCTGGCTTCTGTTTGACAGTGACTTCCATTCGGTCGGAGAACATTCCGACCTTCTTGCCCAGTAACTCAAGTGCCTTAAGTCGCTTTCCGGCGTCTTCGTTCTCAGTCTCTTCCATCAACCTGTTGGTCACAAAGTTTGTGATCCGTCTCTGGGCATCCAGAAACTCATGGTCGTATGTGGAGAGAAGGGCTTCTAATTTGAGAATAACGGCGGGTGGTGTTTTCGCAACACTAATAGGCTTTTCAGCCGCAAACAGTTTGTGTGCTTCTTCGGATGTCTTGTCGTCCATATCAGGCATTTTTGCCCCGGACTCGATCAGCTCAAGGATCGTTTGACATGCTGCTTTCGCACGCTCACGGAACGTCACAACCTCTTCTGGCGTAACGTCGAAGGGCAGTGGTATTCCTAATTCAGGTGTAATAACTAATGGCATCGGAGGAAACGGGACTCCAAAAAATTAATGGGGGGTGCGTTTCAATAGGACAAACCTAACAGATGCCTACAAGTATTGCAAGGGGGGTGGGGGTCGATTGTCTTTGCTTCTAGTTACGAGGATACAGGCTATTTAACGTCGCCGAGCCGACGCGACCCCCAGGAAAAAATATATACCAAAAGGAGACGGGACTCCAGATTTAGGTAAGGGGGGGTTTTCCCTATATGGATTATTTGACAATGTATAGACAAATCATTTGGATGGGATTGAATGTGCAAAACACACACGTAGTCAGCCGGCGGGTCCCATCTACACAATTTGGGGGGTGGGGTCACTGGCATCAGCCCCTAGCAGAAAACTTCACACTGTGTGAGATTTGCGCCGCGCGAAAATATCATTTGACAATCTACTAAACTTATGAGATACTTTAATCACTGGGTCGCATGGTGTGACTCAGGTTAACTAACTGGAGATTTAAAAATGACTACACGTAAAGTAAACCGCAAACCCGCCGCTAAGCCCGCCGCTAAGCCCTTTGACGTTATCGCCGCCGCTAAAATCATAGGCGACAATATCGGGCAAGCTAAAGCCGCCGCTGATGTTTTGGTTTCCGCTACCGCGAAAATCAATGAGCAAGTAAAGGCCATGCGCGGCGCTAAGGTTAAGATCGGCGCTTCGCGTCGTACATGCCCCAATGCGGCGGCGGTATACGATGCACTCCCCACGCATTTAAACGCTAACACTAAAGCCAACTACCTTAGCGCGATCCGCGCGGCGGTTAACGGGAAAGCCGATTTTCAGTTTCCTAACGGCTCTGCCAAGGCCAAGGCCGCTAAGGGTAAGAAAAAAGGTGCCAAGGCTACCGGCGGTACGATCATGATCGCAATTGGATCGGGTGCTACCGATAAAGACGCCGCCGCTAAGCTTCGGGCCGGCTTCAATAAAATGAAGGCCGCTAACGATAATCTCGCTAAACTCGCGGCTTTCCTGATCGACGCGCTAGACGACGCCGGCTACGCAGACGAAGCCGAGTAACTCCCCCAACCCTTCAGGCCCCGCTTCGGCGGGGCTTTTTTTTTGCCCTAAATTTTTAGGGAACTGGTGTCAGATTGGTAGGTGAGGGTTGGCGGGCGCGGGGCTTGCACTCGCGTCATGCAAAGTTGATGAGCGTCGCGTGGCAACGTGTTGGGGAGGAGTGGCGAGGAGGGTGCGAAACCAGTGCCTATATAGTTTGTGGGCAAGACCAGTTCCCTATTGTCAAACTTCACACTGTGTGAAGTTTTATGTTCTCTCGAAGGAACATACGCAAGTCATTGATTTATAAGCATAACCGATTGTAAATGTTCTTAATTGTTCTGACATTAGGTACAGAGCATAAGTTGTTGATTTTGCACAAGTTCTTGTTCCCAAAATACCCTTAAATTAATAAATGTTCTAAAAAAATATATATACCCACCTACTAAAAAACATGAACATTTGACTTTTACAGTTCTCTTAGTTTTACAAAGGGAGAGAAAGTTACTTTCCGCAGGTGTGTGTATTTCACAGAACATTTAGAACAATTGACAAAATCAAGCCTAACATCATGATCCCGAAACACTTTCCCCCGTTCTCTCAGCCCGAACATTCCAGAACAAATCCCCCAAAGTAAAGAACAAAGCGCATCAGAACTTCACACTGTGTGAAGTTACACTGTCAAAACACCCTGCTGTAAGTCATTGAAAACACTTGACAATGTAATAGAACTATGAGATAATGGAATCTCAGTTGGAGCTTTGCTTCAACTCGCTCTTTAACAATTCGGTCGAATGCCACGGGGTGCGACACAAACCTCCAAACTTCACACTGTGTGAGGTTTCCCCAAGTCCCGTGGTGCAGAGTAGGCGTAGGGACTCATCAAGTTATTCGCACGAGTTCAAGTCTTTATGTAGGTCATGGTCCAGTAGACGCATGGTCTGTATGTCGTTGGGTTCACCGTAACCCTTAGACCCTATCTATCCAATCGAGGGCAAACATACAGAATGGCATGAGACAGCGAACTTCGATCCCCTTGAGTGACAACCCCGAGCAGTATCTCTGCGGGTAGCAAAAGCCTGACAACCTTTTGACTATCCCTCCCCGAACACCACACAGGACTGCAAAACGAGCAGAGGGGAAAGCCACGGGCGTGGCGAGAAGTGCGTTCATTGGGAGCGTGCTTCTTTACATGCCTGTAAACATCTTTAGGAGAGTGACATGAAAATCAATCACACAATGCAGGACCAGCTTGCCGCGATCAAGGGCAAAGTCAAAGTACACAACCCACAAACCGTTGAGGTGCGTAGGCCCAAGACATGGCGTAAGCGTGATGAAGGGTTGACCAGTAGTTATATCGACTGGGACACACAGTACGTGAAACCACATTGGGAGTGCCTGACCAAAAGCGAAAAGGCACATTACTTTGCTTTGTTTAACTAGGAGGGTGAGATGAATGAGTACGTGTTTGATCCGCAAACCTCACACAGTGTGAAGTTTGGTTTCGTTAAACCGAGAAGCTTGGAGCGGTCGAGGCAGATATTGGAGGGCAAAGTTGATCTTTACCCAAACTTGTTGTGCCAAGACATGGAGAAGAAGCTGGCCGTCTGGTTTGAAAGTAAGCCAGACGCAAGGGAAGTGTTTAGGCGTGGAGGTTCTTTATATAAGGGAGGTGACGATGAGTGACGAGGACCGAGTTTATTTGTGTACTGCGTGCCACTGGGAGAAAGTGCCGTATCGCAGGTGGAAGTTAGGTTTATTTACTTGTTTACCTTGCGGGGAGGAACAGGCACGGGCGGTGAAGCACACCGTAGTCCCAATGCATAAGAGCAACTATGTGCCTATGTTTAACCGGCAAGATCTCAAAGGTATCAACAACAAAGGAGGGTTTTACAGATGAAAAACAAGACTTACGAGTTGTGCGTGGTGACTAAAGAGTACCGCTACATAACAGTCGAAGCGGCAAGTGAGGAAGACGCTATCGACATGGGTTGGGACAAGGTAGCGGCTGGAGACTTATTTGAAGATGAAGCTGAAGATAACGACACAGATATTTATTTAGAAGGCGAGGTAACGCCAGCCAAAGGAGGTGTGAAATGAAGTGGCTTCTTGATTTCTTTTACTGTCGTAGCTGGCGTGAGTTCTTTGCGCTGGTTGCGCTTGCCGCAGTAGCTTTTGTTGTAGTTTGGGCGTTGTTGTTTTTGACAATAGCCTTGTTTGGGTAGTACTGGAACTTCACACAGTGTGAAGTTTTACTTTTACATTAACTAGGAGTGACACCATGAGCGTTATCAATTTCGGTAGTTCTATTTCCCTCAACCAATTCGCCAATGCCATCGCAACATCAGGCACTGACGTAACCATCATCGGATGCGGTGAACCCGGCATCGGTAAGTCTGCAACCCTCAAGTTGTTGGAGAAAAGATTCCCCGACTACGAAGTGGCGTACATCGACTGCACCCTGCTGGATCTCGGTGACTTTGCCCTGCCTTATACAGTGGATGCGGGTGAGATCCGTGTAACCGAGTTCGCACCAAACGCACGGTTCAAGCTACACAGTGGCAAGCCCGTCATCATCATGCTCGACGAGCTGGGTAAAGCGATCAAGTCCGTCAAGAACGTACTGCTGACCCTGATCAACGAACACCGTGTTGGTGACAAGAAGTTGCCAGATGGTTCGATTGTGTTCGCCACTACCAACCTATCAAGCGATGGGGTGGGCGATACGCTGGAAGCGCACATGATCAACCGTGGCACAGTCGTTGACATTCGCAAGCCACATGCAGGGTTCAATGCTGACGGCACGATTGACGATGACTCATGGGGCAAGTGGGCGTTAGCCAATGACATTGACCCGACGGTTATCGCTTGGGTTCGACAGTATCCACATGCTTTGGGTTCGTACACTGACCCAGCCCAGCGTGACAATGCCTATATCTATATGCCGGGGAAATTGCAGAAGGCATTTGTTACCCCAAGATCTTTGGAGAAGGCATCTCACATTGCTAAACAAAGAGCTGAGCTTGGTGACGAGTTAACCATCAGCTTGTTGTCAGGGACCATCGGTGAAAGTGCGGCACGTGACATGCAAGCTTTCTTTACAGTGGCAGACAAACTACCCACGTGGGACGCGATCATCAATGACCCCAAGGGCACGAAGTTACCTGATGACGTAGTGGCTCGGTGTTTGACAGTGTTCTCTGCGATTACCCGCATCAAAGAATCCTCGGTTGTTGACAAGTTCTTGGACTATCTCGGACGCATGGAGAAGGAATGGCAGGCTCTGTTCGCTCGGTCAATCATGAAGTCTGACAAGCAAGCAGTGGCTATTCGTTCGGACAAGTTCAAGAAGTGGGCTACCGACAACCAATGGATGTTTTCTTAATTAACCAAACTTCACACAGTGTGAACTTTTAAGGAGAGTGATTATGTTTAACCAATCCGCAGTTCTTGTTCGTCTCAACATCTCTACGTGGACCGGTCGCAAGCTGGACAAGCGTGTGTCTGACGAGATTGACCAGTCGAAGAACACCAAGACCCGAGCAGGGAACTACAACAAGCACCTGCTTGCTGGATCGAAAGAGCTTGAGCAGATCCAGAAGGTTGCTACTGCTGTGCGTACTTGGAACTATGAGCAGACCCTACCGTGGTCCAATGGTGGTGATCGCTTGTTGCCATTCAAGAACTTCTTTGAGTATAAGCAGACGTTGGCTATGTTCGAGAAGCAGTTTGAGAGTGCGGTCGAAGCGTTCCTTGTGAACTACGACACCTTGGTGTCTGCCTCTGCGTTCCAGTTGGGTGATCTCTTTGATCGTGACGAGTATCCCCGAGCGTCTGAGTTGCGTAACAAGTTTCGGTTCAGTTACGACTTTGATCCCCTGCCTGTCAAGGGTGACTTCCGCATTGATGCATCCGAGGAGGTTAGGCGTGAGCTTGAGGAGCAGTATGAAACCTCATTCAACAACCGACTCAACGATGCGATGAAGGACATGTGGGACAGACTCCACAGTACGTTGACACACATGAGTGAGAAGCTGGCGGATAAGGAACGCACACTGAAGAACGGTGAGGTGACGAACACCCAGATCTTTCGGGATTCACTGATCAACAATGCCGTCGAGTTGTGTGGCTTGCTGACCAAGTTGAACGTGACCGATGACCCCAAGCTTGAGCAAGCACGACAGAAGCTTGAGAGTGCGATTGTCAATGTCAATGCAGACACTGTGCGTGACAGCGATGAAGTACGTCACAACGTCAAGGCACGTGTGGACGAGATCCTCAGTGCTTTCGACTTTTAATTTTTTACAACCAAGGAGAGTGATATGACTATGCAAAAACTTACTGCTGAACAGCGTGTCCAGAAAGCCCACGTGTGGCTCATGGCGCAACCCAAGTATTGCCTGTATTCGGGGATCTTCATGCTTGGCAAAACAAGTATTGAGGACAACGTGCCGACTGCTTGTACCAATGGGCGTGACGCAATGTATGGGCGTGCTTTCGTTGACAAGATCAAGGACGAGGAACTGCGTGGCTTGATACTGCACGAGAACTTGCACAAAGCGTTTCGACATCTGACCACGTGGAAAGATCTTAACGAGAAGAACGGCAAGCTTGCGAACATGGCCTGTGACTACGTGATCAATTTAATGATCTATGACTCTGACCCTGAAGAGAAAGATGTTGCTCTTCCTGATGGTGGGTTACTCGATGAGCGATTCCGTGGGATGGATGCGGGTGAAGTATTTCGAATCCTTGAGCAAGAGTGCAAGGGTAAAACCAAAGGTAAAAGTGAAGAGGGAGAATGTGATGATTCCAAAGACGATGGTAGTGAAGATCCAAACGCGCAAGAGGGATTCGATTCGCACGATTGGGATGGTGCAAAGGAAATGTCCGAGCAAGCCCAGAAAGAACTTGAGCGGGACATTGATCAGGCACTGCGACAGGGCGCATTACTAGCCGGCAAGATGAAGGGTGGCGTGCCCCAAGAGATCAAAGACATGATGGAGTCTAAGATCGACTGGCGTGATGCCCTGCGTGAGTTCATCAATTCATTCTGTATGGACAAAGATGTTTCCACGTGGCGTAGACCTAACCGACGCTGGGTGGATCAGGGCGTGTATCTTCCATCGACTGTGGGTGAAACGGTTGGACGCATCGTCATTGCCGCAGACATGTCTGGTTCGATGTATCACTTGCTTGGCAAGGTGTTGGGTGAGATCAAGAAGATCGCTGAGTCTGTACGACCCGAGGGTATCGACCTGCTGTACTGGGATGCACACGTGTGTGCCGTCGAGAAGTACGACTTTGAAGATCTCGACGCGATGATGACAACGACGAAGCCAATCGGTGGTGGTGGCACTGACCCACAATGCGTTGCTGATTACATTCGTGACAACAAACTCAAGCCCGAGTGCGTGGTGATGCTGACCGATGGATACGTAAACAGTTGGGGTACTGGCTGGAACGTACCCGTGCTGTGGGGTATCACGAGCAAAGGCATTGTCGCCGACAACGGTATTTCTATTCACATTGGAGATTGATATGGCAAACCCCAAAAGCTACAAAGCGTTACTCATTAGGAAAGACGCACGTGATGAGATTGATCGTGTAAAGAAGTTGTACGAAGAGAATCTGGGTTTGGATGTGAATTACACCCAGTTCATTTTAATTATGTGCAAGCAGTTTGAAACTTCACACTGTGTGAAGTTTGATCAACGAGGAGAGTGACATGTACGGATACTCAAACGCAAGATACGATGCCGCGCCTGTTCATTGTTACAGGCAAGCGAAGCAACGGTACGAAGAAGTCAAACCTATTCGTGGGCGTAGTGGTGATATTCGTCCATTGGGTAAGCGTAGGCGTGACTGGGAGCGCATCGTTAAAGTAAGCGAGAGCGCGTATGCCATCAGGTTTTACAGCACAGATGTTGTGACGTACTACGAAGATGGTGCGATTGAACTACGCACAGGTGGGTGGCCCTCTGTATCGACCTCAGAGATGATCGGGTATCACAGCCCGTTCCAGTCAGTTAAACGTAATGGTCAGGTGTGGGTGTGGCACTCTGACGAACATAAATATGTTTTACCTGCGAGAACAGGCGAGGGCTTGCGTATGGTACAGGTAGACGGGGTATACCAGCCTGAGACACCACAAGTCTTGAAGCAACGGGTGGTGGACAGAACTGGCATCAAAGAGTTGCGAGAG